ATAGCGTTTACACGTTGAGCATTGATATCCATTTTTTTGAATTCATTGATAGCATGCTCTAATCTATCAGTTCGATGGTCCAAGTTGATAAAAAGTGTATTTTTAAATAATTCCATTTTATTTGATTTTATCATATTAATAGCTCTATTTTTTATATCAGTTGTATACAATTATTTATCAGGTGTATCTTGTTCTTTTTCTTGTGTTTCCAACAAATCTTTTTTGTATTTCAAACCATCGATTTCTTCTTGCATTTTTTCCGTTTTTTCAATAAGTTCTCTAATTTGTTTTTTCAATAGTTCAATATCATTATCTTCCCAAGAAACGGATTTTATTCTTTTTTCCTCAACATTAGAATTATCACTAAAAATAACAGCTTTGTTTTTATTTTCAGGAACCAAAGGTAATGGAGCATATTGTTTTAATTCATTTTCACGCATTTGTAAGTGTGTTCTCAAAACTTCTTCCATATTTGACATTGGTTCATCGTCTATTTTATCGCGAAAATCTATTGATTCTGGTGTTTTTTTTTCAACCATATCTTCATACTCTTTTTGACGCATATTGAAAGTTTGATTCAAAATATCACTTTTTGAAAGATATTGCTGTGATGCTTGGTCGTCAATAGTTCTAGTAAACTGTGTTTCTAATACTGATTGGGGATACTCTGTTTTGTATTGTTTGTTCGGTTCACTTATCAAATTAAGCATATATTTCAATGTGTCTTTGTTGTATGCTTGTAATGTTTGGATTGTCAACTTCTCGTATTTTATATTTTCGTATATGTATTCTATGCATGTTTGAAACCAACGATGTTTGTTTGCGATTGGTTTATTAGAAAAATATTCATTTATTTTTGGATGTTTATTGATGATATTCCAAAGTAGTTTCTGGTTCTCGGGATTTACATAAAGCGCCATTTGTAATAATATAAAAAAATGTGTTTATATTATTGTTTTTTTTTATAAGATTTTCGTTTGTAGTTTTTTGATTTTTTGTTTACAGTTTTTTTATTTGTAACTTTTTGATTTTTTGTTCTACGGTTTCTTTTGTACCCGCCATTTTGTTTAGGTTCTATTTTATTAGATACTGGTACGAATGAAATAGTTTCGGGATGATAAACAAAAAAATCTTTGGGATTTTTACCATCATTCAAATAATTGAATAAATTTGAAATTGTATAATCGACTTGATCAAAACTATTAAATGGTAATTCACTAGCATTCATTGCAAGTTTTATATCACCAATATTATATCCTTTTCTGTTTTCTGAATTACCTATATATGGATATACTTTGAGAATAGCATCTATTTTTTTAGGGTCTTTATTGGTATCAGTATCAGTATCAGCATCTGTATTCATATAATATATATTTATGTTATTGTATTATCTAACATATCTAGACAAAATAATATTTATTTATTAAAATATATATCTCTATAATTATTCATATATTTATCTGGAATTCGTCCTTTTTTGAAAAATCCTATTTTTTCATGATAATTTCTAAAAACCTTTTTTTTAGTGGGTTTGTTTATTTCACCTGTCAACATTGTAATTATAAAAAACAACGAATACATCCCGCATTCATTATTTCCCATCTGATGTTCAATAGGATAATTTTGATGAAATTCGATAATCAATGGTTCAGATAATACAGAAGCCTCTTTTATGATAGCATTAGCTAAACGTTCTATTTCTGGTTGTATTTTATCACCCGCACTATCAAAATAAAACACGAACTTATCTTCTAAATCTACAAACATAGATACCCAATGAGAACCTCCTTGATTATGTTTATCTAAATTAAATACTATACCGATTTTTGTTTTATTATTGTGTTTTTTCATGAAATTCTCTAATGAAAATTCACATAGGTCTTCCCATACGCATTGTCCATTCATATCATTTGGACGCGAATCAAAATCAATCGGTGTTGGACCAATAAGTTTGAATTTTTTATTTGATAATTCATATTGTTTGAGAACATTGAGTATATCGTAATTCGATAGCCATGTATTATGATTTTTTTTCCATTCTTTTGGTTGGTAAGGTGCAAACAAATATTCATTTATTTTGTTTCGTATGCTAGGGTCTCTTATTTCTTTCAGCCAACAATCTTCTTTTTTACAAGTGGAAAGACGATTTTTGAGTTCATACCATATTTGTTTAGGGTTGGTTGTTGTAATTTTTGAATCTGGATGATATTCATTGTAGGAGGTTTTTATTTCATTGAGAACATCTGGCGTAAAACAACTATCTTTTATAGGGGTTTTGTTGTTTACTGCGGGGCTACAGTTCATTTTTTCAAATTGATTGTTTTGGGTTTTATAATATTTTTTCGTTTTATTGATATTTTTTTTGTTTTTTTTGTTTCTATATTTAGTTTGTTTCATTTATACAATATCATTACAAATAAAATCTTGTAATTATAAAAATATAAAGATATCCCAAATCATTATATATACGTATATACGTAAGTACTACGACATGAAAATAATTTATAGAATTAGTGATGGTGGATATAACAAAATAAAACCAAAATATGTTACAAAAAGAGGAGTTTTTTCACATTTTTTGAAAATATTTATCGGTTATGATATTTATGTAGTTGCTGATAATGTTTCTGATGATACCTATGATTTCTTATGTCAAACTATAGAAAAGGATAAAATAATGCGAACTCAATTATCGAACGCTGGCTCATTCATGTATTCTGTCAATTTTGCTATGAATAATTTTAATGATGATGAAAAAATATATTTTTGCGAAGATGATTATATTTATACAAAAAATGCACCTAAAATAATTGAAGAAGGATTAGAATTAGGTCATTATTCATCGGGCTATGACCATCCTGATAAATATATAAATCATTCAGAAGGTGGTCCAAACCCTTTTATTTCAGAAGGAGGCGAACTAACTAGAGTATTATTAAGTAACAGTAGTCATTGGAAATTAACAAATAGCGTATGTATGACGTTTGCTGCTACCGTAAAAACGATAAAAGAAGATATTGATTTATATTATAAACATTGTGGTGGCACACACCCATATGATTTTCAGCTATTTTGTGATTTGATAAAAACAAAAAATAGAAAGATAGTATCATCTATACCTGGTGTATCCACCCATGGGGAAACCAGATGGTTATCTAAATTCGTCGATTGGGAAAAAGAATTTGAAAGTACAATAGTATAAGTGTATTTAGTAATACATTACAGATTGGTTGATTGTACTTTTTTACCTGCATATTGTATAATATGAACATAAATGTGTTTTTAACATGCTATAATGAAAGTGTTTTATTACCGCATGCAATAAATCATTACAAAAAATATTTACCATCTTGTAAAATAACTATTTATGACAATGAATCAACAGACAATTCAGTCGAAATTTCTAAATCATTGAATTGTAATGTAATCTCTTTTAGTAGTAACAATATATTCAATGAAGATTTGCTTATTAAAATAAGAAACAGTTGTTGGAAAGAAATCAAAAATGGCTGGGTGATAATGGCAGATTTAGATGAATTTTTATGTGTAACCGAAAATGAATTAATAGAAGAAAAAAATAATGGAATAACTATTTTAAAAGTAAAAGGTGTACAAATGGTAGGAGAAAGTGAAAGATTGGATTTATCAGATATTGATTTACAAAATATAAAAAAATATTATGAAAATCCTTTAGAGAGTAAGAGTTTATGTTTTTTGAGAGAAAAAATTATTGACATGAATTACGGCCCAGGTTCACATACGTGTCAACCTACTGGAGATGTAAAATATAGTTCGAATGTATATATAAATAAACATATGTGTGATTTAGGATTGAAATTTATTAAAAATAAGATGATAAAAAGATATGAACGATGTGAATTAATGAGAAATAAAGGTTGGAATGTTCATTATACAACTGATACTGAGAAAATAAAAAGCGACTATGTAAATGCTTTGAAAAATTGTAAATTTTTAGATTCAACTCCTACTACTACGTAAAAACATATCAACACCAAATTTCGATATGTCTTTCGTTTTTGAGGATTTTTTTACCACGGTCTCTCCACTCCAGTATGAATTCATTTGATTTGATTGGTTTGATTGGTTCGGCTCATCTATTTCACCAAACATCACGTCTTCGTCGACTTTATTGTTTTCAAAATCATTATTCAAGTTTTTTTCCATTTCCCTATGTTTCAAATATCTTATTATTACTTTTGTATAAGCATCAAATATTTCATTGACTTCATTTGATATTTGTAAATTAGGGTCCTCTAATAAATCATCTGTCATAGATAGTATCGAACCGCGATATTTCTCTATATCTTCATGATGTATTTTCAAATCTGAAAATTTGGATGGGTCTGTTTTTTCCAAGTATTTTTTATAGTTTTTTCTATTCATAAACATTTCCATCGTCATTTTGTCTATTTCTGCTTCATCCATTCTTATAATTATATATAAAATTATATGATTATATAATATACCTTTTATATTTGTTTTATTTGAAATGTCTAATAGTTCAGCAAGAAGTTCTACGAGCAGTTCAGCAAGAAGTTCTCCTGGTTCATCGATGGAAAGCGAAATAGAAGAAATGGATTTAGAAGATGAATATACTAAATCATTTCAAGGTAGGTTCTCGGTGGGAGATTTAGAAAATATGATAAAAGAACAGGGTATTATATCATATAATCCGGAATGTGTTCGTAAACGTTCCAATTGGAGCACTAGTAGCAATCAATACAAATTCGATAATCCAGAATTTTCACCAGAAAAACTAATCGGTGATATTCGCGACCATTCACCTAAATTACATGTTTTATTGGATAAAATCGATAAACTAGACAAAAACGATATGAAAAAATACGGTAAAAAATTCAAACATTTCATTTTTTCTGATTTGAAATCAGGTACATATGGAGCTAAACTATTAGCATCAGCATTCATTGCCAAAGGTATGACATTAGGGTATTCATCCAAACCAGTACAAAATGAAAAATCCGACAAAAAAAAATACAGTAAAATCGAACTTTTATCGAACGAACAGCTATTGAAAACCAAGGGTGATAATTTTTATTTGCTGTCGTCGGTTTCTGTTTATGACCAACCGATTACGACATCCATGAAAAAATCCATTTTGAAAAACTTCAACCAGCGTCCGGATAATATATATGGTGATTTAGCCAGAATCATTGTTATGGATAGTGGTTTCAAAGAGGGCATTGATTTATTCGATATCAAATACATCCATATTTATGAACCTTCCGTGAATCCATCTGACCAAAAACAGGTAATTGGTCGTGGAACACGTACTTGTGGTCAAAAAGGGCTCGAATTCCATCCTACTCGTGGATGGCCACTCTATGTACACGTCTATGATTTATCTATTCCTGAAAAAATACAGGCTAGTTTTTTGAATTCTAAAAGCACTATGGACCTTTATTTGAAAGCACTGAATATAGATGTCCGTTTGTATCATTTTGCACATGAATTAGAAAAAACCGCTATTTACGGGTCAGTCGATTATGAATTGAATAAAAATATCCATTTGTTCTCGATTGATATGAACGAAGATTTGGATGAACCTGAAGATATTGAATTTGTTTATGGTGGTGGGCCTAAACTACGTATCAAGTCCATGGTTCCAACACTCATTATCAATACGAACAATGGTATCAACCAAAATCAGCGCATGGGGTTTGAAGCAATGCGTGATAATATACGTAATAATTATAGTGATTTTGCGTGGGATGTCGTGAAAATGGAGAACTTATGCAAACAATCAGGTGGCGCATCAGGTGATGTCATCAAATTTACACCGACACAAGATTTTATACGCCATTATTTTACACCCATGAATCCTATCAAAGGAATGTTGCTCTGGCATAGTGTGGGTACTGGCAAAACGTGCAGTGCAATTGCTGCAGCGACGAGTACATTTGAAAAACAGGGATATACTATTCTTTGGGTAACTAGAACCACTTTGAAAAATGACATATGGAAAAATATGTTTGACCAAGTTTGTAATGATAGCATACGTAACTCGATAACACATAGTGGATTAGAAATTCCAGATGAACAAAATAAACGTATGCGTCTTTTATCGAAATCATGGCGTATTCGTCCTATGTCATACAAACAATTCAGTAACTTGGTTTCGAAACAAAACGCATTTTATAAAACATTAGTAAAACAAAATGGAGAACTTGACCCATTGAATAAAACTCTTCTTATTATTGATGAGGCTCATAAATTATATGGAGGTGGTGATTTATCTAGTATTGAACGCCCTGATATGGATGCTTTCCATCAAGCATTGATGAATTCTTATCAAGTATCTGGTGCTAATTCCGTGAAATTATTATTAATGACCGCTACACCTATTACTGAAAATCCTATGGAACTAATAAAACTAATGAATTTATGCAAACCTTCAGAACAACAACTACCAAGTGGGTTTGATGATTTTTCGACTCGATATTTGAATGAAATTGGCGAATTTACGGAAAATGGTAGAGAACAATTTTTAGATGATATAGCTGGACATATAAGTTATTTGAATCGTGAAAAAGATGCAAGACAGTTTGCACAACCACAAATCGAGTATATCAATGTTCCTATTACGAATGATATTTCACAAGCTGAAAAATTCGATAAAAAAATAGTACGTGATATCATGAACTCCAATTCTGATGGCCTTCAAGAAAAAATAATAGAGAACAATACGAAAATACAGGGCGAATTAAGTGATTTAGACAAAAATAAGTTTAATTTTTTGAAAAACGAAATATGTGGTCACCTCGATGGTAAACCAAAAAAACAATGTGAAAAAATCGTTAAACGAAACATCAAGAACCTTGTTGATGAAGCTAAAGCGGAAGTCAAGAAAATTCGTGATGAAATCAAAGAAATGAAAAAAACAATAAAACAGCGAAATGAAGTCCGTAAAAAAGCACTAGGTGATATCAAAACAAATACGGAAACATTAAACGAAGAATACGAAAAGTACAAGGGCACTACTTTGTATTCTATTAAAAAAAATTGTGGTGTTAAAATAACAGGTGATGTTCCATTGAAAACATTGATAAAACAACACCCTGTTATTGCGGGCTATGATGCTGAAATCGATGAATATAATAAAAAAATACAAGAATTACATGAGAACTTAAAAATCGATGTCAATAGTTACAAATCAAAAATTGAGAACTTGAAGAAACTCATGAAAATGGATTTGAATGATTTAGAAAAAAGTGTCGTGAGAATGACGATACGTGATACACGTAAAACACAGAAGGCTATCTTGAAAATAAAAAACAAAGATATTACGAATATCGAGAAGGGTATTCAGGGTGATATCAAAAAAACACAGAAAAAACGTACAAAACAATACAAAAGAATACGTAGAACTATCAAAAATATGATTAGAGATGAAAATCGAAGGCAAAGAGAAACGCGGCGTGAAGAAAAACGATTATTGAAAATAGCGCGAAAACAAGACGACCATATTGAGGAAATAAATCATGATTTATTGAAAGGTTTAGTTAATAAATACAAAGGTAAAATCATGGAAGATTTGGTAGATTTGGATGAACATACGGTTGAAAAAGAAGAAAAGAAAAATAAAAAAAAATTAGTTCAGACTCGAATAACACAAAATTCACGTGGTTTGGTAGTTACAAATAAAGTTGATAAAAAAACAAGAAAGAACAAAGAATAAAAATATATATTGTTTAGTAATATATTATCAATATTAAAAAAATATCATGCCATAATATATATTTCATAAATAAAATGCCAGTAAACGTAAATAACTTAGGAGGTCCATTTCAAGGTTATTCACCTCAACAAACAATAAATAATTTCAAAGATAGTGAACAAATTATGACTAGAAGAATACTGAGAAAATCATGGAATGGTTCCGGGGCTATTGGTCAAGAAAATGGAAAAAATCGTGTAATTACACCATTTCGTGCCGTCAATAATTTAGGTGATTTCTTAGGAAGAATCAATTATGTTTGTGGTGGTGCCAACCAAGTCAACAATACATACCCTGGGCGCCAAGGTCCTATCGGTTCTATTATTTCAAGATGTGATGGTACTGGAGTTCAAGCTGGTTCGGGCAATAGTAGATTTGTTCCAGATTCATCGGACTACACCACTTTCAGAAAACAAAAAGCTATGAATCAAAATTACAATGATTTGAAATATGGTGGTGACCAAAGCAATGCATCTTATGTTCCTTTGATGGCTGTTCGTCGTTAATAATAATGCCGTTTGTAGTTTTGTTTGGTTGTTTGATTATTTTGATTTTTTGTTTGTTTTGTTTTTGTTATGAATATAATATATAGCTATCTTATATTCATATGAACTTCACAAATAGTACTTTACAGGGTCCTATTATAAATAATATCAATAATGGCCAATTAAACTCAATTCGTGCTATGCCACAAAAAGATAGCACGAGTGATGGTGATAGTAGTTTCGAGATGTCTCGAAATATATATAGTCGCACATTACCAAATAATCCAATCAATGTCCCTACTACTCATACTACCTATAATTGGCGAGCTAGACGTAATATCCAACAAACAACAAGTTTACCAACCGGCGAATCATCAAACTATATTAATGGAAAAAAATGGTATGGCAACCGTGATGCATCCCAGGTTACTACGAATCGTCGTACAATACAAGTTGGTGTTGGTAGTTTGAATGCGGACAATAAACCAACGGGGTTTACTACAAATAGTGATATAAATACTACACGTGATGCATTGAGAAGAGTTCGTGCAGGTGGAGCAGTTGCGCCAGCTAAAAAGGGGGCGAATAGAAACAATAATTTGACACCTAGTTTTGCACCCAATCCTGCACCCAATCCCGTTTCAAAAATGCTTTATGGAATTAAACAACCTTATTTAAATCATTAATTTTTTCGTTTGCTAATATATATAATACAAAATGTACAATTATTTAGTCGAATTTTTAGGTTCCGCTTTTTTTGTTTATATTATTTTAGCAACAGGTAATCCATTAGCAATTGGTGCTGCATTATCGTTTGTTCTTTTATTGGCCGGGAATATTTCTCAGGCATATATCAATCCAGCAGTATCCATTGTCATGGCCTCTGCTGGAACTTTACCAATCAATGATTTAGTTCCATACTGTGTAGCTCAAATTTTAGGTGGTTTAGTTGCCCTCGAAATATACAAGAGATGGAAACTATAAAATCCATCAAAATACAAAAAATCAAATAAATAACATAAAATTATTTATTTGATGTGCAACTAGATTTTTGTCGGGGGTATCTATTTTGTTTTCTGTATCAACCGATAAAATATAAACAATCCAACAATTGTTAATGACCCTACATAAAATGTTGTAAAAGTACTCATTTTGTTATTGTCATTTTTTTTATTGTTATTAGATGCTGGGTTTACGATATAGTCTTCTTGTTCTTGACTTTTGTCAATGGTATCACCATTATCGAGAACAACAATATAACCATTTTTTTTAATGTTATTATCATTATTTTTTTTTACAATAACCGGTATTTGTTCTTGGATTATTTCTAAATCATATTTGTTTGTTTTATCTATATTCGAAGTTTTTTGTATAGTATCATAACCTATAATCATTTCGTTTATTTTTATTGTATCGATATCGATATTGTTCATATTTTTTTGAGGTATATTATCGATTATTTTATAGTTTATAGTATCCATTGTATATACATATACATATTTTTTATATTTTTGTTTTTATGGTTTTTATGATTTTATTATTTCAAACAAGTACATTTCAATAAATGAAAAATGGTATAAAGATATTTTCAAATATTTTACTAAGATGTGTGGCATTTTTACTTTATTAAATAATTACAATGATTTAACCATGCAATTTGTTGAAGAACAATTTAAAAAAGGGAAAAACAGGGGTCCTGAATATTCCAAATTAACAAGTGTTATGATAAAAGCATTGTTTGGATTTCATCGACTTGCCATCAATGGTCTAAATGATAATTCAAATCAACCAATTATTATCAATGATATCTGTATTATTTGTAATGGCGAAATTTATAACTATAAACAACTCTATAAATCGATGAATATCCAACCTAAAACGGATTCTGATTGCGAAGTGATCGTACACTTATACAAAAAATACGGAATCGACCAAACATTACAAATGCTCGATGGAGTTTTTTCATTTGTTTTGATTGATTATCGTTTGGAAAACCCCGAATCAAAAATTTATATTGCTAGAGACCCTTATGGTGTTCGTCCACTCTATTTTTTAAAACCGAATTATACTTATAAAGGTCATATAAATGAAACTGATATATATGGATTTGCAAGTGAAATGAAAATGTTAGTTGATATCAAGAACAAACTAAACCAAGATATCGAAGACCGTGCAAAATCCAATGTTTTGAAAAAATACAATGATGATAAATCGAGTATTTTCAGTTATGAAATATATCAATTCCAACCAGGAACTTATATGACAATGAATTTATCTTACCAAGCATGTTCACATTGGGAGCCCATCAATGCGGGCATTAGTTACCATAAACCTGGATTTGTTACAAATATGTTTGTCGATAAATCCATCGAAACATATATCAATATTTATAAAAATATACAAAAATATTTGGTACAGGCTGTCGAAAAACGATGTTGTACTACTGAACGTCCGATTGCGTGCTTGCTATCTGGCGGATTAGATAGTAGTTTGATTACTGCTCTTGTAAACGATTATCATGTAAAAAATGGCCTTCCTAAGATTGAAACATATAGTATTGGATTAGAAGGTTCCGTTGATTTGGAAAATGCAAAAGTTGTAGCGGATTATTTGGGAACAAAACATACTGAGATTGTTTTGACAGAAAAGGATTTTTTGGATGCTATACCTAACGTTATTCATGCTATCGAAAGTTATGATACTACGACTGTTCGTGCAAGTATTGGTAACTGGTTGTTGGGTAAATATATTTCGGAACATAGTGATGCCAAGGTTATATTCAATGGTGATGGGTCCGATGAATTAGCTGGTGGTTATTTGTATATGAATTATGCACCGGATATGATTGATTTTGATAAGGAAACCCGTCGATTATTGAATGATATTTATATGTTTGATGTACAGCGTTCTGATAAATCGATTTCATCCCATGGCCTGGAACCAAGGACACCATTTTTAGACCGCGCTTGGGTACAATATTATTTATCGATTCCAGTTGAAATCCGTAATCATGTATTAAGTGATAAAATGGAAAAATTTTTGATTCGAACTGCTTTTAGTGATAATTTTTATATGAATTCACGTGGCAAACCTATTTTACCAGATAGGATTTTATGGAGGAAAAAGGAAGCATTCAGTGATGGTGTTTCACAACATTCGCGTTCGCTTTATGAGATTATTCAGGAGCATTTTGATAAACAATTTCTTGAAAATGAACTAGTTGAATATTCATATATTGAGAAATCTCCTGGAATGTATGAACATCTTGCGATGATAACACTTGCAGAAATAAACAAAGAAATTCATTTGTTGCCGAAGACGGCGGAACAGTTTTATTATCGTAAGATATTTGAATCTCACTATAAGGGAATGTCGAGAATTTTACCCTATTTTTGGATGCCGAAATTTGTAAATGCTACGGATGCGAGTGCTAGAACATTGGGTATTTATGAAAAGTAAAAAATTCAACTAATTATATATATACTTAAAATTTCTCATATTGTAAGTATATTTTTCAAACTTTTCAAACATGTTCATTTTTGTTCATTTTTGTTCATTTTTATAGATTATTTCTTCATATAAAAATGTATGTTTTTAGTTTTTTATTCTAATAATGTCATATCAGAATCTTTCAATAATTTTATGGATGTTGTTTCCACCAATAATCCATTTGCATAGATTCCATAATTATCATATTCGTTCTCATTGTCTAGTGCTAAATGATAGATTGTTACTTCTTCTTCTATTCCATATTCATATGCTTTTTCATCTAATGATACTGGTAACCTGAATTTTCCTTCTGTTTTTAAAATATCATTATTTGAATAATATAATTTTCTTACGTTTTCATGTTGTTCTTCTGTTAGGTTATCTACTAAAATAGAATGTAGACCTGTGATATATAAATCTTCAAATACTTCAGGGTAGTTTTTATTAGTACAAACAAATAAACGGTTAATTGATGAACCAGAGAATTTGTTATCAATATTTTTTTTTCCAATTATTTTTAATGGAACATAGCCATTTGATAGGGTTTTTATTAAGTCTCCTTTTCGGAGGTTTTGAATAGGGATATAACCATTGATTGTAAGAATGAGAGATTGTTCTTTGAAACATGGTACCTGGCTTTCTGAAGTTTGTGCAAGATATAAAACTATTACACCAACACCGCCTTTACCACCATAGTTACCAAAAGCACCACCATTTCTAGCACCACCGCCACCACCGCCACCGCCACCACCAACACCACCAAGACCACCATTATTAATATAACCGCCTACTTGACCGGCACCACCACCCCCACCGCCACCGCCTGCTCCACCAGAGCCACCAGTAGCTTTATTAATAGAAGTACCCCCAGTACCTGCGCCACCACCACCACCACCAGGACCACCTGCTCCACCAGATTGATTAACTGCGCCACCTGCTCCACCATTGTAACCACCACCGGCACCACCATTTTGATTAGTACCTGTTATACCTGTTAAACCTACAGCACCTGCAGCATTACCACCACTTCCTACTGAAATAATGCCAGTATTATTATTAGAAGTACCACCAATGCCACCACCACCACCATAAAAATAAACATTTTTGTTTCTACTAAAACCGTAATCTGTAAACGAAGAACCTGTAAAAGAAGCTTTGTTAATTTGTTGAACTACGCCGGTCAAACCACAAGATGCTGTATTTGTAGTATCATTTACAATTATATTTGTATTTGTATTACTACTCCCGATTGTAATATTTATTATATCATTCGATGATAAAATTACATTTCCGTTAACATAACTACCACCACTACCGCCACCTCCACCCAAACCAGTATTATAACTAGTATCGTTACCCATACCACCTCCACCAACTAAATGATAATATAAAGTGTAATTTGTAAAATTTGGAAAATTTACAGTAATATTACAATCATAAGACCCAGAAGCAACAGTATTATCAGGATGAATAATATATAAATAATCAGAACCGCCTGAAAAAGCACTGCTATATGTTGTAGAATAATAATATAAAGCATTATTTACACCAGTTGTTTCTAAACCTTTGAAAAATTTTTTAGCACCAGTATCACCGCCAATTGTATTTTGACCACTATATGTAACAAAAGGATTAGTATCAACTTTTGTCAAAGTTTGGGTAGTACTTGACAATGTAATCGGTTCAGGCATAATATATTATATATTTACAAATTTATATAACAATTCTAAACTCATCCTATTACTATAACTGAAATATTACTTGAAATTTACAAAAATATTCAAACATGCTGATTTTTATACAGCCTTTCCAAAAACCGCTCCTTCTGTCTTTCTTCATTTATATAAATATTGATTATTTCGGCAGGTGAATAAAAACCATCTTCGACCTCTTCTAATTTCCCATATTCGAGAGGTTCATCAAACAAATGCTCATACATTTCTTTTATAATTCCACGGGATGCATAAGACAATTCCATGGTTACATCGATTCTCCCTGGACGTATCAATGCCGGGTCCAAATCACGATAATGATTCGAAGAAATAATCATGATTCGTCCAGGTGTTTCGCGAATTCCATCCCATAAATTCAAAATATCATCCAATGTAATCGGTTCATCATCCAATAAAATCTTAGAAAAATCCGGTTTGTCGGTTGCTTTTTCTGCCATTGTCTCCAGTAAATCACCAACATTTACTTTTGATTCACTAGTAAGTTCTTCGATATCCAATTTTTTTCCAAAACCTGTAACCGATTTATTTTTCTTCTTTTCTCTATCTAAAACAATATCACCAACGCAATCGATGTCTTCAAACACTATGATTTTTTTATCGAATCCAATGCTACTTTTTTTGTTGTCTTTGTTATAACGTTCTTCAAAAAATATGTCATCTAGTTGTTTTTTCGTTTTTATTAGTTTCAATGAAATCACAATAACATGACGATTTGTATAATTCCCGATTGCCTTTATCAATGATGTCTTACCTGTGCCTGGCGGTCCATGCATTCCTATTCCGATTGAATATGGAATGCCCTTGTTGAAGTACCAATCTTTGTTGTTCAAGAAAAAATCGAGTTTCTTTATTAATAGTGCCTTGTCTTTGAAAAAAATATTATTGAATTGGCGTGTACTAGAAAATAAATTTTCATCCCACATTTCGTATCTATTTTCTTCGTATTTAGCATTGGTAAGTGTATAAATAAATCGCTTGTTATCCCGTAAATCTTCAATAGAACTCAAATATTTTTGTGTGATATTTTCAACATATTCCTTGATAACATTGATGCTGCTTTTGTATGAAAATAATTTGATAACGATTTTTTCAATTCTACTCACTCCTTTTGATTTATCAGATTTTTTTTCTGATTCTGGGTCTTCGGTATCTATAGTCGTAAAAGCATATATCTGATGTTCTTTGGATATCAAGAATTTTTTACTTTGTACTACCATGTAAATTCCCAAATCCCTTTCTTTGTATGAATTGTTACCAAACGAGTATTCTTTTATGTGGTTGATGGTGTCGTTGTCGCTTACATTTTCAATAATATGATTCCATAAAGCTTTGAATCTATCACTAAATGCGTTGGATTGATTCAGTGTGCTTTCATAGTATCCCGTTGCTAATGCTATTTTTCCATCATATTCAACCATATTTTTCGTACAAAATATGGATTCAAAATCATATTCAAATGTTTGTATTAATCGAATAAAATTGGTCGTTTTATCGTTTATGAATTGAAAAATATAAGTAATAGCAGTCAACACGCATGTTGTAATAAAAGCATCGAATATGGGTTTTCCAGTTTTAAATTTATCAAATACTACCATATTCATAATGTTACTCGACATGCTTCGTAATTGTGTATCCAAATTTGGTGTATTGTACATTGAATAATATACGTAGAAATCTTTATACTATTTTGTAAATTTGAAAATAGTATAAAATATTATTTTAGTATTCTTTTCGGCTTTTTTATGGTTCTCTGTCTTTTTATTGATTTCGAAATTCTTTTCATACTTCTATTTTTTAGATTATTAATAGAGACCAACCTAAATACTAAACCCCCTTTTCCGGTTTGACAATGATTTGCACTAGTAACATTTGGTTGATAAATTTCTAATATTGGTTTTGAAACTGTACTTGGCACAACCGTTTTAGTTGGAATCAAATAATAAAGTTGATTTTTATTGTTTTCATTTATAAGATTCTCTATATCCGGCTTGAATACATAGTTTTCTATTCCAACTGAATTCATATTGTACAATGGAAAATTTGTATTTGTTTTTTCTAGTAAATCTTTTATTCCTGTCCAACCGATTGTAGCTTCATTACATACAAATAAATCTGATGTTTCTTGATTATTTTTTATTGTTTCTTTATTTACAAAATAATAATTTTCATCTTCGTCTCTGATGATAATATTATTTGTGGGGTCTTTTTTTATGAATTCTTTTACTGATAGTTCTTCATCGTTTATATAATCAAAGACTTTTTTATTCATATTAAATTTCAATTTGTTTGCTGGTATTAGTTTTATTTTTTCAGAAACTTCATTATTTAGTTTTTCATTTATAAATGGGTCTGGGTTAGATATAACTTCATATGTTCTTGCCCCGGGTATCAGATTAACTGGCTCAGGCTCCATGAAACTATCGTCATTTTCTAAATCATCTGATAACATTAAATTATAATCTGGCGATGTCGTAACCCCTGAAAAATCCAATCGGTTTACTAAATTATCAAATGAGTCTCCTGATTCAGAACGACCTCTTCTGGTGCCTCTATGAAAGTTTATATTATTGTTATTATATTCATAATCATCAGACGGAGTACTTATGAAAGAATCTGCAAAATCATTATAATAATTAGAATTACGCATTCGTCGATTATTTGTTACATTTTCAGGAGTATTTGCAGGAGAAACACCTCCTTTCTGTGTTTTCGTTTTTGATTGTTTTTGGGTTTTGATTTGTTTTTTATGAGTATATTTTTTCATGATATAATAAATATATATAATTTTTTATTGAAAAAACTATATATATCAATCTAAAAGTCAGCATTGAATTCGAATATATCTTTATCGACAGTTTTATTTGCAAGTGCATATTCTGCGTTGGTACGTTCAAAGAAATTGACCTTGGACTCGATACTAATCAATTCCATGAAATCAAATGGGTTTTGTGAATTGTATATTTTATCATATCCTAACTGTAAACATAGACGGTCGGCTACAAACTCGATATATTGTATCATGAGTTTTGTATTCATGCCTATCATTCTACATGGAATAGCATCGGTAATAAATTCTTTTTCGATTTCGACTGCTTCTTGGATTATTTCATAGATGCGTTTCTTTGGTAATTTACGCTGTAATTTCGAGTACAATAATACAGCGAATTCTGTATGTAGCGCTTCGTCACGTGAAATGAGTTCGTTTGAGAATGTTAGTCCAGGCATTAAACCGCGTTTCTTTATCCAATATATACTGCTAAATGCAGCGGAAAAAAAAATGCCCTCGATGGCAGCGAAAGCAACAAGTCTTGAAGCAAAACTGCTACGGTTGTCAGAAATCCATTTTTTAGCCCAATCCGCTTTTTTTTTAATACATGGAAAGTTTTCAATAGCATTGAATAGTGTGTTTTTTTCTTCTTCGTCACGAATATATGTATCGATTAATAACGAATATGTTTGACTATGTATATTTTCCATTGCAATTTGGAAACCATAAAATGCACGAGCTTCTGACAATTGAACGTCACTCATGAAACGAGATGCTAAATTTTCAAGAACTAACCCATCACTTGCAGCAAAAAATGCTAATATCATTTTAATAAAATGTTGTTCATCACTTGTCATGTTGTTCCAGTCGTTCAAATCTTTTGACAAATCAATTTCCTCTGCCCGCCAAAAGCAGTCAACTTGTTTTTTATACATTTCCCAAATATCATTATGCTGGATTGGAAACATTACAAAGCGATTATCGTCAGGTTTAAGTATTGGTTCGACAAAAGCTGGCTCGGGCATTATTCTTCTAAATAATATAATAAGGATATTTTTATTTGGTTTTGATTTATTGTTTTTGATTAAACGAATTTACAAAAAAAATAATCCATTTTGCCGCATAAAAATATTATTTTCTTTCTGTAAATGTATTTTCCAATTTTGTTGAATTTTTTGATATTTTTCTATCTATCCATTTATATATCTATCTATAAGTGATGCTCGACCTTTGTAAATACAAAAACCTTTTCGGTACCCCACGTACCGGCCTACGTAAATATCGCATATTCGATATGGCAATACTCGATACTGTCGTAACAATAATTGGCGCATATTTGATTGCCCGTTTTTTTAATTGGACTTTCTGGAAAGTTTTAGTCATTGTTTTCATTTCCGGCATATTTGTTCATCGTTTATTTTGTGTCCAGACAGGACTCGATAAAAAGTTATTTTCGTATGGTTGATTTTTCGTAAAAAAAATACCAGACTAATATAAAACGGAAATATGTATAATTCTGTTGAGACTGATGTTCTTGATTTTTCTAGGGAATTAGGAGAACCAAAGCCGGAAATCAAGCGTCGTAATCGTAAATCGAAGAAACAAAACGAAAAAGAAATTATGAACGAATACTATTCTGAATTCACTGCTAGAGAACAGTCGATAACAAAACAACGTAAATTTTATGAAAATATACAATATTTATCTCCCCATGAAAAAGTACAGTTTGAAACCAAATTTACAAAACCAAAAAACGAAAGCCAAGAAATCTATAATAACATATTGAAACAGAAATCGAAAAAAATCGTCGTTGCCACTGGTCCTGCCGGCACTGGTAAAACACTCTTTGCTACCGAATATGGTGTCAAAAATTTCCTTTTGGGAATATACGAAAAACTCATTTTCACACGCCCATCTGTATCTGTCGATGAAGATTTGGGGTATTTACCCGGCACTTTAGAAGAAAAAATGGCACCATGGGTTAGACCTATTTATGATGTTTTATATAATTTTATTAGCCCAAAAGAAGTTACATTTTTGATGGAAGAAAAAATCATCGAAATTTCACCATTAGGATATATGCGTGGGAGAACGTTTAAGAATTGCTGGATAGTTGCAGATGAAATGCAAAATTCATCAGTTTCACAAATGAAAATGTTATTAACTCGTTTAGGCGAAAATAGCCGTTTGGTAATTACAGGTGATTTAGAACAATACGACAGAGCAAATGAATTGAATGGTTTGGAGGATTTTCTACAAAAATTCCGTGGTAAACGTTCATCGAGTATTACAAGTTTCGAATTTCAACGTGGTGATATACAAAGAGAAGAAGTTGTCAAAGAAGTTCTCGATATTTATGGCGGAGATATACCTCCAGATTATAGTACTAATATCGACAACACAAACAATGATAATAATGATTATTAGAAAATCTATAATAGTATAAATTTAGGCATAAAATTATATAATTTTTTCCATATATAAAGTATATAATAAAATCAAAAAATGAATTCTATCAAAAAAACATTAAGTAAAAGTTTGAAATTCAATACCAATATAAATTCTATTTTATATAATCGTTATGTTTTATATGTTTTTGTATTTATGGCAGTTATCGACCTAATGTATTTTGCTAGCTCAGGTGATGTTCGTTCTTTATTTACACTCATTATTATCGGATTTCTAACTTCATTTTTTAATAAAAATATGATTGTTATTTTGTTCATATCTCTTGTTTTTACACATATTTTAAAATATGGAACAAATGTTAGCGAAGGTATGAAAGATGGCACCGATGTCGTCGATGGTACAGATGACACAGGCATAACCGATGTTACTGATAATTCTGGTAATGTCATTGATACAATGACTACTAAATTAGAACCTGAAAATATAAACGAAAAAGGAAAAAAGATTGATTCTCTTACAAAAGAAAAACCTGTTACGAAAGATTCTCTAATGAAAGATTTTCAAAATTATGAAGATTTACAATCAAAAATATTAAAAGGTATGAAAGATATTGAACAATCACTAAGAAATGCTGAAAGTTTTATTGAGAGATTTGAACATTATAAAAATATACAAGGAGGTGAAAACACCAACGATGATTGAAATGGGATTTGGCCCATTTCAAATGTTTGATGGTATATAATTCGTCAAAAATATATATATCTCTAGGTAGGTTTAGAACAATAAATTATTTATCTAATATATAACTAGATACATAATAATCATGAATCCATTGGCATTAATTCCAATGATAGTAAAATTTATATTAACATTACCACAACGATTTGCTAATATCGCTGCGGGTATTATTAATATATTTTTCGGAATTGCAGTAGAATTAAAAGACTTAGGTGTGGTTACCGGAATAGTTTTGATTGATTTTTTTATATTTCTTGAATATACATGGGAATTTGTAAGAACATATACAATATGTAGTTTGTATTTTATAAGTAACATGACAAATTGTATATTTTATTATATTTTAGATATAATTGGTGTTGTTTTATATTTACCAGTTCGATTATTTCTATTTTGTTTCTATATGTTGGGTGTTGATTTATATCCAGTTGAAACACAAGTATGGGACGGATTAGAAAAATTAGATGTTATTATACTTGGGTATACTGGCATACATATCATTCATTGGCCAAAAAGTATACGCGACAAATGTTATAATTGTAAGCGTTTAAAAATGAATATTTATGCAGGAACAATGATGAAAATGGTTGATGATTTTACTATCAAAATACCTAATATTATGGTAGCTGGCATTTCATATTTAGTTGCAGCATTTGGAAATGTAGAACAAGTATTTGCTTCAAAACCAAAATTTCCAAAATTTCCAAAATTTCCAAAATTTTAATCTGGGAGCAACTATAATATTTTGATAATATATACAAATTATATTATCAAAATGGGTAAAAAATGCATTCCCGGATTTTTTTGTATTGAGAACATGACTCTATTTTTATTGATTGTTATTTTGATTTTATTGATTTATCTATGGCATACGCAAATGGTAAAACCCGCACAAAAACGCGAAAATGAAGTATCATCACAACCGAAAATTATAGTAGTCAGTCAACCTAATACAATACCTTTAGCACCAATTTCGACTCGAATCAATCCTTTTACTGACCCATATGCTCCTCCTTTGAAAAGTGATGGTATTTTTTATCCAACTGATTCCGGTGATATTCGTGGAATACCTTTACAAGTCCCAATCAATATAGAGACACGTGGGTTGAATACTGGTTATCAACAAGTCGGTATACTTACAAGGTCTCATGATAGAAATGATATGATATTACCATTGATGGGGAGACGTAATTTAGCTGGTAGAGATAAATGGCAATATTATACAATTTCAAATACTGGTAATTTGAATACAAAATTACCCATTAGTGTAAATGGCAAAAGTTGTACTAGTGAATATGGATGTGACCAAGTATATAATGGTGACGTAGTATATGTAGAAGGATATAAAGATACTTTTATTGCTACTATTTATGAAAATAATTTGTTTCGATATTTGCCATATTAGGTTATCATTTTTGATAATTGGATATTTAGAATATATAGTTATTATAATAAAAAACTATATATTCGTATAATATAAGAAAATACATATGTCAAATTTTAATAGCTCTCATATAAATAATATTGATGGTAAACTGAATAATACATATAGTAAAGGTATAGATATTTATGCTTCTGACGTAAGACAAAAAATATCAGATAATGGTTCAAAAAGTTTTAATGTTACATTTGAAAATGGAAGTGATACTAATATTTATTATTCTTCATTGACCCCGGATAAATACACTGCAAAAAGGGTTTATTTATATGGAATTTTACATAATAATATAACTGGTATGACAGATTCGAATCAATGCATTGGCGAATTAGTTATAGAACATACTAATAATAGTAGTTTCAATAATAAGGTATATACATGTTATTTATTAAAAGCATCTGACAGTAACAGCGGTGGAATTACTAATTTTAAAACTGAATCCCCTTATAGTATTGATGATTATATCAATTTTTTGTTAAATTACGATGCTAAGGATTCTAATAAAGTTAATTTGCTAACTGGAGTAAGATTTGATGATATAATCGGTAATACAAATCAAAACAATAATAAAAATCAATATATTTATTATAAAGACACAAAAAATAATAACAATAGTATTATTATATATTTAACACCAATAACTGTGATAAATAACACAAATATAACAAATGTATCAAAATTATCATCATACACTGATTTATTTTCTATTAATGCACCTCTTCAACCAACCCCTATTATAAATTCAAATTCTGCTATCAATGCTAATAATCCGAATAGTAGTTCAAATACAACTCTTTCAAATAGTAATAGTGACATTTATATCGATTGTTCGCCTACTGGTTATAGTAAAACAGAAATAGAAACATATAATATTCCAATTAATAGTGATATACTCGGTAATAAGCAACAAATGGATATTATAAAGATATGTATTTATTTTCTTATTTTTATATTTATCATTTTTATTTTATTTTTTTCAGTTCCATATTTTTATAAGAAAGTTGTAATTGATGCTACAAATAAATTCTCAAAAAATGCTGATATTGATATTTTGACAAGAATACGCAGTATTGATATTTGGATATCTATGTTTGTACTATATTTTTGTTATCTTTTATTTTCTGAAGGATTCAATAATAATAATAGCAATTCATTGATGATTGGTTTATTTTTATTTATTATTTTTGGTGTCTCTGTATCTTTAATACAATATAACAAATCAGAATCTGATTATATGAAAACCATTGTAAATAATTGTTCTATCGGTAATGTATACAATATTAATGATGAATTTTTAAAACATTTGAGTATAGTAGATATATTTGATACTATAAAATATGGATTTCTGTATTATTTTAAGGATGTTTTTAAATTGCATATGGCATTAGTTATTATATGCTCGATAGTTACTTTTATTTATTTTTTAATTTTGGGTAAGGATATTGATAGTAAATTCTTTGATATAGTCAGTTATTATATTACTATCTTTTTTCCAATCAGTTTTATTATACAAATTTTCATATCTTAACAAAATAAGAAATTTATATTTTTCTTATTTTGTATTGGAAATGGTGAATTTAATTTACCAATGATGCAGAGCCTACACTTTCTGCTACTGGTTTGAATGTGCTTGGTGTATAAATGCTAATATCACTATGTCCAACAGGAGCCATTTTTGCAACTATTTCTTCTTCTAATGTTTCACTCTTTGGTGGGTTCATTTTTACCATTTCAGCATTTTTTTTAGATTGGGATGGTGTGTATTGCATGATTTCAGCAGTTCCTACTATTTGGGAACTTCGTCTTATGATTTCATAAGCCACGAAAATAAATACAACACCGAGTATTGGGTTTGTATAGAAAAATAAAAAGATTGCTATCAAAAATAAAACTAACATACCTAAAGAAGAATTAATGAAACCGGCTAAAAATGGGGGTGTTGAAATTGGCATTATTACGTAAATAATAAAAAACCCTATTAATATCAATTCTAAAGGTTTGACTGTTTTTAATATTTTTGGAATTTCCATTTGATTATAAATATATAATATAAACATAGAATATTATTGATATTTATGAATCGATAAAATTGAAACGTCCTAAATAGTAATTGCCAATAATATAAACATATTCTAAGTCGTTATATTATGAAACGTAACATCCCTTTTTATAAAAAAAAATCATACAAAATATCTGAAAACCCACCACAACCACTACAACAATTTGTTCTCACAGATGAATACAAAACTACCATTCGAAATCAATCTTATCTTGGTAAAAAAGGCTATACTATTCCGAAATCTATATTAAACAAGGATGATGAAGCCGAAATACGTAAAGAATTATTTGTAAAACCAATTATGTTTAGTCCTACACCAATCGATACAACTGCTTTTCCGGTATTTCGTGAAAACGCCAATAAATACTATTTGCCACGTTTCTATGGGATTCAACGTTATGGTGTTCCTTCTAAATCAGAAATGCAACGCGGTGACGATATATCGGTTGAGTTTGTCAAACCTTTGCGTGATTATCAAAATAATATTGTTGATATTTATATGAAATATGTTGATGGCAATGACTCGATAAATGGTAACGGTGGTATCTTGGAAGTTCCTTGTGGACGAGGAAAAACGGTAATGGGGCTAAAAATAATATCACTTTTGAAAAAAAAGACACTTATATTGGTACATAAAGAATTCTTAATGAATCAATGGATTGAACGCATCAATGAATTTCTACCCGATGCAAAAATCGGTAAAATCCAGGCGCAGACTTTCGATATTGACGGTTGTGATATCGTAATCGGAATGATTCAAACCCTTTACGACAAAGAATATTCCGCGAATACATTTGATAGTTTTGGATTGACAATTATAGATGAAGTTCATCGTATTGGTAGTGAGCAATTTTCAAGAACCCTTTTCAAAACAATTACTCCATATATGTTGGGCATTTCTGCTACCGTTGAACGTAAAGATAAACTGACACGTGTTTTATATATGTTTATTGGTGAAAAAATATATAGTGAAAAACGTGATAATGATGACTTAGTATGTGTTCGTGGTATCGAATACAAAACAAATGATTCTAGTTTCAACGAGACCGAATTGGATTTCCGTGGTAGTCCGAAATATAGTACGATGATTTCCAAACTATGCGAATACGGTCCAAGGAGTGATTTCATTGTTCGTGTAATTGGTGACTTATTGAAAGAATCCGAAAACCAAATTATGGTATTATGTCATAATCGGTCGCTTTTGACCTATTTGTATGATGCTATCAACCATCGTAATTTGGCTTCCGTTGGCTATTATGTCGGCGGTATGAAGCAGACGAATTTACAGGAAACTGAAGAAAAACAAATTGTTTTGGCTACTTATGCAATGGCAGCAGAAGCACTCGATATAAAAACATTGGCAACTTTAGTTATGGTCACACCTAAAACCGATATCACACAATCTGTTGGGCGAATTTTACGTATAAAACATGAAAATCCGATTATTGTTGATATCATCGATAGTCATGATATTTTTCAGAATCAATGGACACAACGTAAGCGATTTTATAAAAAATGTAATTATCGAATACGACAAATAGATTCACCGAAATATTCGGGCATGGAAATTGATTGGGAAACAGACCTAACGTGGAAACGAGCATTTGAGCCAAAGAATGCCATTGATGCGACATCAAAAAACACAAATACAAATAATTCGGATGATGACCAAGACAATGCGAGAACGCCAACTAACACGAAATGTTTGATTGATACGAGTGTTTTTGGGGATATTTGATTAGGTTTAGATTTCATAATATTACGTAAATATATTGATTATTTATATTTTTTATTCCATCGTGGTTTGTATTGTAAAATAATATAAAGTTATCTTATTTGTATTATTTATATTGTCAATAACCGATGAATAGAGTGGAACAAATGAAAAAAATTCAAAATGAGGCTCTAGAATTATTTACTAAAAAAAATATTGATTATGGTGATGCGTTTGCTAAATATGGTGTTATCGGGGTTTTAATGCGAATAGAAGATAAATTACAACGTTCTATGTCTATCACAAAAAATGGAGTAAATTTGATAAATGATGAGGGTATTAGAGATACATTGATAGATTTACATAATTATTCTGCGATGGCATTGATGTTATTAGATGAATAATTGGCATAAGAAATGACAACCAAGTGAAAATTGTTTATTTTTTGAAAAGACCAAGAAACCCTTTTATCGTGTTTTTCATGGTTTTTTTACCGCGTCTAGCTGTCTTTCGTTTTTTGAATATCTTTTTCGAGGACTTTCTAGATGTCTTCTTTGACCCTTTTTTCGACTTTCTCTTACCACCTTTCAATTCTGAAAATGCTAAAGAATGACCACCGCTTACTAAATTACCTTGATAATCGGCAGCTTGGTATCCACCTGCATTATCAACTGTATGAGGCATTACATTCACTTTATCGAATACAAAATTCGTACTTCCGTTTCCTGATGTTGAAGACATCTATATATATTACAAATATATTATATATCATAATAAAAATAAATAATTTTACGCAAAATAACATTCAAAAAACACGAAAATAAATCGGGGTCGGTTTTTGAAAATTGGACATTTTTAAAAATGTCCATTTTTGAAAACCATCGATCCATTTTCTGAAAAAAGTGAATTTACTCGACGATGCTGCAAATTCTGATTTTTTGTTAAAAAATTGGCTGCATACAATTTACATAATTTTACGTCAGCATTTTATTAAGCTGTTTTTTATTAGTCCTTTAGACAAACGATTTCCAGCCAAAAAGAAGAAAAACAGCTAATGTTATAAATTAGTTTTTTATAAAATATATATTATGGTATATCGTAATAAAAATAATATATATTGATACAATATATTGTGAGTCAGTCTTATACTAATGGAGGCTAATGGTAAATATTTTTGTAAAATATGTAATTTTTCTACAAACAAAAAAGGAAATTGGAATAGTCACATACTTACTAAAAAGCATTTATCAAACAAAAATGAAAAAATATATTTATGTAAGTGCGGACTTCAATATAAACACATGTCTAGCTTATGTAAACATAAGAAAAAGTGTATTGTTCTCCTAAATAATATTTCTTATGCTGAGAACCTTGATAATAATAGTGATTGTGACACCGAAAACAATAGTGAAAACAGTAGCGAAAATGATAACAATACCAATATAGAAAGTGGTATTGATAAAAAAACAATAAATACGGACCTTATTATGGAGTTTCTACAGCAAAGTAAAGATATGCAAAAACTATTAATAGAACAAAATCGAGAACTTCAAAATACTGTCGTGGAATTATCTAAAAAACAAACAATCACAAACAATTATCAACAAAATAATATAACAAATAACAATTTTAATTTGAATTTGTTTTTAAACGAACAATGTAAGGATGCCATCAATATGACTGATTTTATTGAATCAATACAATTGACAGTAAGTGATTTGGAAGCTACTGGGCGATTAGGTTATGTACCAGGTATATCGAGAATACTTGTAAATAAACTAAAAGAATTGGATGTTTATACTCGACCACTTCATTGTACAGATTTGAAACGTGAAACAGTGTATGTAAAAAACAATAATGCATGGGAAAAAGAAAGTTCTCAAAAGAATAAAATGAGACATGTAATAAAACGCATCGCTAAAAAAAACTTACAACAATTACCTGCGTGGCAAGCACAAAATCCCGATTTTATAAAATTAGATACACAAGAAAATAATGATTTTTTGAAGATTTCTTTGAATTCATTAGGTTCATGTGACCCAGAATGTGAAGAAAAGGATATGAATAAAATCATGAGGAATGTTCTCAAAGAGGTTGTTATTGAAAAATAGGAAATCAATTGATGATTTTTTCTATTTTACTGTTGTAGACACGATAAAAATCATCATTTAATTTTCTTTGTTTCTCTGATAACTCATAATATGTATCTCCTCTCTTTATTGAATTTGTTTTTTTTGATGTTTTATTTCTTAAATTATCAATTTTATTTTGAATAGCTTTAAATTTATTGTCAAATTTTCTATATTCTTTGATGTATGTATTTTCTAATTGTTTTTTTTTGTTGTCATTTATTCTTGTTGATTGCCATATTTTTATTAAAAATTCAGTTTCTTCGATTCTTGCTTCGCGCAAATCTATTTGTTTTGAATAATTATTTTTCTCTTCTTCTAATGATTTTATTTCGTTTTTAAATGGTTGTATTTTTTCTTTTAATAATTCTATTTTTTCCTTCCTTTGAGTCTTGGCTGAAACGTTATCATCGTAATCGCTATCATTATCGTCCTCATATTCAAGGTCAATCAATTCATCTTCAAAATCACTGAATTCTTCTTTTATTTTATCAATATTATCGTCATTTACGTCAATTAGTTCTCTAAAATTACTTATTTCAGTTTGATAATTTTGAATCTTTAATTGTAATTCATTTATACGATTGATTTGACCTTTATATTCTTTGTTCGTATTTAATAAATTAAAAATTTCAGGATTTTCACGATAATCCATGTTAGCTAAAATAGTCATTGCTTCGTTCATTGCTTTTCTTGTTGTCTTATTCGGAGATGGTGTTTTTGGTTTTATCGGAAAAATAGAATTCGGCGTTTCACTAGAAGGTATTCTATTTACTTTTCTTGTATATTTTTTACTTTTGCTTGACATTTATATATATATACATAGATATATATAAATCCTAAATCTAATAATAATCGCGCACTAATTTATTCAAATGAACTACTTTTGTATATTTGTCTACTACTTTTATAGGGACCCATCGTTTAAATTTATTATTAAAAATACACTCCATTAAAACTACCTTGTTGATATCTACATATTTGTCTTCATTCATATTTTGGAAATCTTCTTCGTCATCACTTTCCTCAATATAATCTAAATTTTTGTTTTCACGAATATTTCGAAATAACCCATTCAAAAATGCACTCGTTTTACAGTTGGGCACATATGCAATATTATAATAAACCGGAATATTGTTCTTACCAAATGCAAATAAATGATAAATATCAAACTGGATGTCTGCTGTTACCTGGAATACCGCAGGATATTTGTATTGCGGTTTGCTTAAATCCATATTGATACGTATTGTTTCGAATTTATGTGACGATGTTTTTATGGTTGTAGTTTTCAAATTAGTTGTTGCTTGTATTATTTTTCTCGTCAACAAAACATTCAAATATGGTTTTATACATTTTGACGTGCGATATTGAATATGATGGGCATTGTATCCTATGTTTTTGTTGATTTCATCTGGAATTTGTGTTGGAAGCTCGGAATCAATGGCGACTCTCCATATCATCGGCAAAACAAAGAAAAAATCACTACCTTGGATTTTGTTATGTGGAGCGATTTTCATAAAATCGGCCAAAAAAAGCAGTTTTTCATTCAAAAGGGTTTTCTTCATGGATATCCCCTTATAATATACAAGTTCTTCGATAACAAACCTTTGTTTTTTGCTTGTATCATCTATAACGATACTGCCATATAAAATAGTACCCAATGATAGATGTGTTTTGAAATCTACGATATTATCAAGTTGTACACATTTTGTTATCTTTTTATCTTTGTTTAAATCCATGTAATAACAAACATCGATGTCATTTTGAAAAGTAAACCATACATATGCCTTTTTACCAGTTGGAATAGCGAGCGCAATGTCATATTCAGGGGAAACTTTATTATGTGATATAGTTTCATAAGAAAGTTCAAAATCAGGTAATCGTTTCAATAAATGAGATAGTTGTAACTGTGATAACTCCATTCGTTGATAGTTTATGTATACATATATACTACGGAATGCTTTTATGTTGTTTCGTTAAATGTATTTTGATACTAGAGCTCATTCATAATAAAATCACTTAGTTCAATGTCCATTTTGTTTATGTCATGACTATTGATTTCAGAATGGATATTTTTTGGTGAATTTAGAGAACATTGTGAAGTTTGTATTTCATCCATCATTTTTTGGTATTTTTTGATTTGTGTATTTACTAAATCCTTGGTTTTTCTTTTGCTATATGTATCTTTTAAAATATTCCATGAAGAATGGCAACCATAAATAACAATAATACTAAACATGATGTTTATTATGATTAAAAAAATATAATTTGAGAACATTTGATTTTATTTTTGTTATAAATCATTGAAAGATTGATTTTATTAAGTTTTTACGTAGATTGTATTTTTTAGTTTTTATTTGGTGTTGAAAAAACATTATTAAAACAAATATAAAAATATCACCACAACCAATTATATATGTCAGTAACAGTATTAATTGTAGAAAAATCCGGTAATATCAAGGAACAAAATATAAAATTCGACGAAAACGACCTATATAAAAAAGCAGGACATTCGTCACAAACTGGTTTCAAATGTTATGCTGAATGGAACATCGAAGACTTAGATGATAAATCATATAATATTTCTGTATATGGTAAAACCACAGGACGTGCTAATAGCGAAAACAAATATGAATTTCCACCACCCATTGATAATACATTGTTTTTTGGTAATTGTATTATCATAAACAAACGCAACAATAGTGTTGTTTCTTTGAGTAGTGATGAATGGGATAGCATATATGAATATTTGTATGGTGGGTTTGAGGATTTGGGAGACGAAGATAGTGATGAAGATGAAGATGATGACGAAGGTATACCATTAACAAAACAAGGTTATGCAAAAGATGGGTTTATAGTTGATGATGATGATGACATCGAAGATGATGAACACGATGAAGATGTCGATGATGACGAAGAAGTCGTACAAAAATCGAAATCCAAAAAAATCGTAAAGAAACTTACAAAAAAACCAATAAAAACGACGAAAACAACAAAAAAACAAGAAAAGGTAGAAAATATATTCAAATCTATTGAAGAACAACAATCAAGTTATTTGGATTGCACAAGTGAATTAGAGGAGGAAGAATATGTATAGACATAGTTGTTTTTATATAAATATTGATTATTTATATAAAAATGTATGGTTTTTTATTTTTTATTCTAATAATGTCATATCAGAATCTTTCAATAAATTTATTGATGTTGTTTCTACTAATAATCCGTTTGCATAGATTCCATAATTATTATCTTCGTCTTCGTTATCTAATGCTAAATGATAAATAGTGACTTCTTCTTCTATTCCATATTGATGCGCTTTTTCATCCAAAAATACAGGTA